CTTCTACAGATACAAAATCTGTTCCTTTAAATTCTTCATCAACTTTTTCCATTTTAAGACCTCCTTATTATTTTTTAAATATATGACAAAAAACGACGCTTTACACGCCATTTTAAGCCATTTGTAAAAGCTTGTCCGTGTTATTTTACATCTGTTATTTGGTAGTCTAATGCGATTTTGACTTCATCAAACACTTTTTGTATAAATTGTATTAATAATGCTTTTGTAAAGAACATTTGTAAAAAACTTGGTATGAGTTCATACATTTTGTCAAATACATAATTGAATTTAACAGATCCTTTTTCATTTTGAAATATTGTCTCTGCCTCAACAATAAATTTTGTAGCTACTGCTCTTAAACCTAATTTTCTTATTGAAAGAATTAAAATAACAATAACAATTATTACTACTAATGTGATTATGATTATTGATAATAAATTCATTTAAATCACTTCCTTTCTATCTTTTTCTTTATCTTCTAAAAGAAATATCCTTTTTTCATGGTCATTGATTTTTTCTTCATGACCATCAATCTTTTTTTCACTTTTTGCAACTGTATTATTTACATTTTCCATTGTTACATTTAATTTTGTAATTGAAGTATTAAGTTTCATTATTGGAGTTCCTATTGCTATTAAGCTAGCAACAAAGCCTATTAAATAAATTATCTGTATGTTTTCCATAAACATTTCTCCATTTCTTTTGTTATATAAGAAAACAGCAACCATTTAGATGCTGTTATATTGTCCTTTTCCAAAAATTAACTACTTCGTATGGTGGCAAATTGTTATGTGGTAATCCTCCACCTTTAGCAATGAATTTACTTGAACCTGTTGCATTTGCACCATAACTCGCAGTCGGCTTAATTGCAGTGCTACCTCCAGTACCGTTATATAATACTGGTGTAGAGTCAACATATATATCTAAACTTGGTATCATCGTGCTATCTAATGTAACTGTCTTTACACCACCAACTTGACCTATATCGTGAAATTCTGTTGAACCATCTTTACCAACTTGCATTTTGCCTATTGTAGTTTTAACCCAAGTAAATCCGCAATAACTAGAATAGTCAGTATCAGTATAATCTGTAAATCCTCTACCAATTGGCCATATTAAATTAAGTATGTCTTTACCTAATACTTGTATATCTCCACCCTCTGCATCTATATAAAAATTTCCAAACGCTACCCCTTTACCTACTGGAATTGCTAATTGTGGCTTACCAGATTGTAATGTTATATTTTGTGTGAATGTAGAAAGTTTATCTGTTATTATTACTTGTATGTTATACGAATAAGAACTATTAAATCCACTAGCCCCTAAATCTCCTATTATTGATGCTGATTTAGAATAAGTATCTCCACTTATTGCTGGAGTAATTACCGTAGTTCCAGTAGTCCATACTGTGTCAGTAGTCTTTTTATATTTATATATACAAGATATTATGCTGTTCATAATACTTCCGAATGTTTTATTCCATAATGATCCATTAAATGCTAATGTTACTGCTGTTCCTATTCCTCCTGTACCTCTTGTTGCTGTTCCTGCTAAAACGTTTATTGGAAAATAATCTAAAAATGTACTTGCAATTATTTCTTTCTTTGTTGAATTTCCTCTGCTATCAGTTGCATAAACTTCCATTGTAGTTGCGTCTACTCCATTGATAGTAATATCAACATTAGCAGAACTTGAATACGTTCCATCAATTTGAGGCTTAGTTCCATTTTTAAATATATATTTATTCATAGTTGCACTATTTAATGCCATAGCTTTATTTGCCGTGCTAATAGTAGCTTTAACGTTTGAGTATCCTTTTACTATTTTTTGATTATTATTAGTTAATGCAAATGTTAATGCATTGCTATCAATATATGTGAAATTACTAAATATTGGGTTAGAATTTGCTACAGCACAATCAAATCTTTGAGTGGTTTGACCTATTAAAACACCACTATAGTATGTTTGAAGAACTATAGTACCCCAGCCTGTATTTGATGCAGGCATTTGTAAATATAAATCTTGATTAGCATCAGTATCCCAAGTAAATGCATCTGTTATATCACTTGCTATAATTTTATTTAATGCACTATACCACACTGTAATTTTATGTGTAGATTGATAGTTAACTCTATTTGACCATATTATTATGTTTTCACCTATTGTAAAATTAGTTTTAGATAAAGTAACCTGGTTTGGAGCTGGTTTATAACAAATTCCATCTTTAGTTCCTGTACCTAAATCAGTACCATTTAAGTAACTTCTTAAATATAATGTAAAAGCATTACTACTCACATCAGGACCTATTGCATTTAAAATTGCTACATTGTCAGCCTCACTTAAATACCAAGTAAACGTTCCTGTAATTCCATTTGCTGAAACAACTGGTGCACCATTAATATAAATATATGCTTCTATTGTAGCACCTGATGGGTTATCAATACCAACATTCATATAGTTTGGTACTGTAAAATTATCCATCCAAGCAACAGTTGCTGCAGGAGGAACAATTGCAGGAATATTTGGAACTGTTACATTTGTACTATTAGTCCAACCACCTGATCCACCTGTCCCTGATAATAATTGTCCTTGTACAGTAGCTGAGCCATTTCCATTAGAATCATAATTGAATGTTCTCGAATAAGAACCCATATACACAGATACATTACCTTCCCACGCGCCTGGCCCAATCGAAACTGTTTTAGCTAAACCGCCAATATATATTTTAGCAGTAAATATATCCAACTGATTTGTATTTAAGTTTTCTATTGTCGCATTTGCTGAAATTGTAAATGTACGAGCAGCTGCATTGTTAGAATAACTATAATCAATTCTTAATCGATGAGATGCACTATCATACGCACTATATAAACTCATAATTATACACCTCCTATATTATTTAAGCAGACTTGTCCATTAATATTTTGTGTTAATAAACCACCTATCAAAGAAGATTTAGCTTTTAAATAATTTGTGTCGATTCCATCTTCAGTAAATTCTGTTTTAACTATACCTGTTACTTTATTTCTTATCACAATTCCAGTAGCACCTGCTTCTAATTTTGTGTTAGTATTGGTAGATTCAATTGTTAATCCTTTACCAATCTTTACTGCGTCCGTGTAAGTCTCATTTTGATTTAGTGAAAATACTTGTGGTAGATCACCAGAATTGAGCATTAAATCTGCTACATATCCAGCATTTACTGTATCACCAGTTACTTTAACTATTATATTTCTAGTTGTTACCTCAAAAGTATAAATAAACTGATTCCACTGATTTAAAGTTAAAGGAATATCAGTATCATTCACTGTTACTTTTATATTAGACAATGCAAGTAATTTTTTATATAAGCCACTTAATGTATATGTGCCATTCAATACAGACACTGACTGTGATATAGTATTGTTTTGTACATAAAATGCAATATCAGACCTTGTATTGTCTAGTATCTCAGTATTAATCAATGTTGTTACTGTTCCACCCCAATAATCGTTTTTAAAGTATCCTGGAGCATCGTGTAGTATATTTAATCCACCAGTTTCTTTCATAGTATTAGTAAGTCCTACTACGTTTTCTTCTAAAGTATTGGTTCTGATCTTAACACTTGATATTTCACTTGTATTAGCATTTGCTATATTCTTTATAGTGGATACTGTGCTTGTTATTCCATTAACATTTTGCTCAACAGTTGTTATTTTACTGCTTTGACTTGATTGTTCTAATACTACTAGAGAAATTGTACCTAATGCTTTATCAACTTTTATTTCGGCTTGCCTTAATTTTAATTCGAGATCTGGTTTATATATAAGATCCACTACAGCGTTTATTACTGCTGGAGCATACATTTCACTATCAAGTCCTAATGGTGATTTCCACAGTTTTCTCAAGACTATTGTATCTTTACCATCTATTTTTATTTTATCGCCTAATTTAAGTGTTGGTATTCCTTGCCCTTTCATGTCATATGGTATATATCCAAATCCTTTAACTTGTAAAAACAAATTATTTGTTAATTGCTCACGTTTTTGTTGTGTATATGCAAAATAATTATCATTTATTATTAGGTTATGAACTCCATTTACTAATATATCAACTGAATCATCAACTGCTACGTTCTCACCTTCAACATTTTTCATACCTAAAACCAACCTATTTATTCCATAAGTTGGTCTTTTAAATTCTATTTCTTCATATTCGCTTGCAATCAATTCAATATCTGTATCACTAGTTAACTTTAATTTTAATTTATCACTATCTATTATTCCAAATAATCCATTAATACTAGCAATATTCATTAATACAATCTTGCAACTTTCGTTGTTTACAAACTGATTATTTTCTATTATAAATTGATTATTTATTAATACAATTGGATCTAATTCAACTCCGCATTGCAACGATACATCATCTAATAATTCTCCAAATGTGCAAGGATATGTTACTCTATCTTCGTATGTCTTATTAAATTTAACCATAATATCAAATGCTGTAATTGTAGTAAATCCATTTGCCTGTTTCTCTCCAACACCAAAAGTTATAAACGTACCCATATCTATATATTCATATACAGTTCCGTTCCATACTCCAGTAAAATATTTAAAATTCTTATTTTCAAAATCTACTGTATTGTCATTGTATAATTCAAAACTTAAATCTTTAGATATACAATTTCCAAATATATTTCCCTCATTATAGCAATCATCAAATAATTCAACATTTGTTATAAATATTTGTTTACCATCTATTAAAATATAATCATTTTGTGTTGTACTAACTCTATAATTCATAAGTATTACCCCACTGTTTCAAATTCAACATCTAATTCATTGTACTGTTCTTTATTATTAACACTATTTATCAATACTGGCTCTGGTATATCTACAAGCCTAAAATTTCTAGTCTTATTTATTTTGTCATCAATCGACCAAAACTCCATTGGAAATACAAAATTGCTTTTCAATAAATTTAATAAATTTTGCATTTGTATATCATTTAATCTACCGAATCTAACTTTTATTTTTACTTTTTCTATTGTAGCAAAATTAAATCTTTCAGAACCATCACTCATCATTTTACTACCCAAAACAATTGGTATTTTTTCAATGCAAGTATATGAATCTGCTAATATACCTATTAAAATAGTATTAGTTATTTTTAATAAATGTGTCATATTCCGAAAGCCACCTTTCTTCTTAAACTATAATTATTTGTGTTATTAGATATTTTTCTGCCATCTAAATTAGTTACTTCAGTTATACTTATATTTTTATCTAATAAATTATCTACAACAACAGTTTTATTTAATATATTACTTGTTAAATTTCCATCTATGTTAGCATTTATTTTAGATGTTTCCGTATTTATCGCACTTTGCATATCTAAATATACAGATTTTAGATTTTTTGTAAATCCACTACCTACACCTAATGCTATATTTTTACCAACTTCTTTTTCAAAGACTTTAGAAGGTGAATGTATGCCTAAAGCTGTTTTCATTCCATTAACTACACCTGTTGCAAACTCTTTTATTCTATCTTTAATCCAACCAGCCATTCCAGTAATTCCATTCCACATTCCCGTAACAATGTTCTTGCCTATATCCAACATTTTATTAGGTAATTCTTTGAATCCATTTATTACA